TTGATTTGCTTTCAAACAATGTGCAGAAGTTAGATATGCGTTTAGAGCAAGTGTTCAACGATTTAGGGAATGACCTTGACCCTAAGATGATTGATGCTCTTACTAAGTTAGCAAGAGAAATTAGAGAATCTTTGAAGTATCTTATGGAGTTCAAGGGTAAATTGATTCACAAGAGACAGGACACAATTATTGTCGCACAAATGCAAATTGTTCAAGAAGTGCTTGCACAGAACAATCCTGAGATTTGGCTGGACATTAAACAGAAGATGCAGGAGAGATTACAATGAGTTGGGAAAAAATACTCAAAAAGGATTTCTTGCAGGTTTCGGAGGCACTTGAAGAAGCCCAAAAAAGAGCCAAAGAAACAGGCAAAACCCAATATGTTATTGCTGAATCGGATTATGGTGGCCCAACAGAATATACAATACATACAGAAGATATTTCTTTTATGAGTCCTAATCTAGTGCTATATGAAAAAGTAGAACCTTAAATGCAGGGGAGATTACAATGGGTTGGGAATTTATTTTGAAAAGAGAGGTTTATAGAAACAAACATACAGGAAAAACTTATATTTTGGAAGGATATGACATGGTTCCCGATGGGACGACGACACATCAAGTTGGTATTTTTATTGACGAAGAAGGTAATAAACAGAGAATTGAGCAAAGATATATTGATGCTCATTTTGATATGATGGGAGAAGAATAGGAGAAATTACAATGAGTTGGCGAAATATTCTAAAGATGCCTTACAGGGAAGAATCTTCTAGTGGGGCTACTGTTCCATTAGATAGATTTCCTGAAACAGTTCAATTAGCCTTAAACAATGTTTATCAAAAACAATTTAGATTCAAAGAAGAAAAAGTTACTCTTTATGCAGAAGATGATATATCTAAAGCAGCCTATTCTTTGGTTTCCAGTATTCACGGCACAGAACATCTATTTAATGTTTTAAATTGGAAAACAGGTAGAGTTAAATTAAGATGGTATTATTATAGAACAGGATATGATGATGACCAATGGATGATGGGAAATAGACCACAAGATAGACATAACAGAAAAGTTTCCAGATTAGAGCCGCCTACTATTCCATCAAACCTAACTAACGATGATATATTGATTGTGTTAGAAAAGGGAGGTTGGCGTTCCCATGCTGGCTCATATAGACGACCTGCAAGAATTACCATATATGCTAATAAGGATTCGGATTTCTTTGATATTTTAGAGGGCAGACCTGAAGCGGATAGCGTTGATTTAACTAATGGAGAAATGATGGCTTTATTAGCAGTTCAAGGCTATTATGGCAAACCTAAATACAAAGCCTTTAACGCACTAAATATTGGAGAAGGAGCATTTGGCGCAGAAAATACAATTTATCAAAGTTTAGTTGAAAAGGGATATGTAATATTTAAGCCAAATCATAGAAGGGCTAATTTAAGAAATTTTCCTCTAATTACCCAAAAAACTAGAACTATGTTTGATGATTTCTTTAACTTTGAGCAAAGATATGAAGACTATGACAAGTTTAGAGAGTGGGTTCAAGACTTAAAAACCAGACCTGTTGATGAAACAGTTCAAATAGATTATATGGAAGAAGAGCAGGATTGATTAAAATGAGTTGGTTTGAACAGTTGAAAATGATTCCAGTCAATAAACCAATGCTGGGATTAGTTATCGCTAGTTCAAAACAAATGGAAAAGGCCATTGAAGAAATCCAAAATCTTAAAACTCCTCCGCAAAAACTTAAAGAAATTCTAAGACAGGCAGAAATGGGCAACATTTCTATTGAGGAACTGCATAATGTTTATTCAAAACCACCGCTAGGCGACCAAACCATTGAACAAATGAAAGAAAATGTTCAAAAATTGAAAGATGCCGCCAGTTTTATGACAATTGACGATGTAAGAGAACTTCTTCGTGAGGCTATGGAAGCCAAAAGAGACGAAGATGAGCAAAAAGTCAATGAAATTTTAGAAAATATTGAGCAAAATGCTGATTTATCCAAAAGAACTCTTGAAAGAAACCGAGATGTTAGAGATGCTTTAGATATTTTGCGTGAAAAAGCAGGAAAATCTGTAATTATGTTTGAAAATCCGCCAACAAATGAGCAACTTTTGGCTGATTTTGCTGATGCAATCGGCGGAGAACTAAAAGAAGGCTCAATTTTGACAGATTTAAAAGATAATGGTGAATTAGTTGCTCTAATGGTTCCAAAAAGAAGCAAAAAGACAAAGGAAATCATTGATAGTGATGCAGTTATTCAACAAAAAGAGCGAGTCAAAGAGACTTACAACAAAATTATGAGAAATTCCGATGGAAGTAAGACAAATACGAAGATGTTATTTGTTTCGGGTAGCGAAACTGTTGAAGTTGATGATTTAGTTCGTCAAAAGAAGATTTTTGTTGCTTCAAAAGAGAGAAAAACAATCGTTGAGCCTTTTACTGGTGCATCTGTTGTAAAATATATTAGAGCAGTTAATAAAATTCCAGGAAGTATTGAAGCATTTAAGCCAAAAACCTTTGAAAATGGCGCTTCCTTCGCAAATGTTATATTTTTAGCAAAATCTAGCACAAAGTCAATGAATGTGAATCCATTTGTTCAAATTATTTTAACCAATGAGTTCCCTAATGAATGGGAAAAGCCATTCTTTGATGCTTTGAGGATTCAACAGAACCTTACCGAAGAACAAGCCACAGAACAGATTATTGATGAAATTTATCAAGCATTGGTTGATGGACAACAAAGAACAAGGAGTGATTTTAGAGTCCGTCCATTTAGAATTGAGAATGTAAATACAAAATCACGAAAAAAAGTTACTGCTGAAATTCGGAATATCATTAAAGAGAGCGACAGTTTAGAAACTTCTATCAGCCAAGCAGCATTAGAGAAGCAAAGAGAGTCTTTACAATTCCTTGAAGGTAATTTTTCAATTAAAGAGGCTAGTGCTTACGAAAATTATTTGAAACAATCTGGACTTGAGAGAGTTCCAGCAGGTGATGATTACCCCGAACCTGATTTTGATGAATATTCTATTGAGTATTTTAAAGACGGGAAACCAACAGCATTTATTGCACCTGACCTTGATAAAGATGGAAATAAGCAATATGATGAATCGGGGCAATTGCTAACTGTTGAACAAGACGGCAAGCGAGATGCTAATTATGCTATATTTAATGTTGAAGGAGAAGTTATGACTCCTGAAAAAGCGGTAAAGGAAGCAGGTAAAGTAAAAACTGCTGAAACTTCCGATAAACAAAGAGAAAGAGCAGAAAAAACTATCGCTGGCTTAAAAAAGAAGTTAGTCGCCGCTAGAAAACAAAGAGCAAGTGCTCAAAAAGAAGAATCTAAGCAACGAGCCGATGAAAAGATTAAAAATCTTGAACAAAGACTTGAAGAAGCAGAAAAAAGAACAGGAGAAAGACAGCAGATTGATATGACTCAGCAACTTGCAGTTCTTCGTGAAGAATTATTAAACATGGATAATTTTGAACAATATTTGTTATCTACTTCTAAAAAATTATCCTCTCAAGGAGGACTTTTAGGGCTTGCTGATGAAATGGCGAACAAAGCAACCGCTTTAGAATCAATTACTCCTGAAAGAAGCCTTAGTTTCTTTGCTCAAGTAGATGAACTGGCTGGAAACGAAGAGGTCAGGGAAGCGTTTAAGACCATAGACGATAACCCCGATTCGCAAGAGGCCGAGGATGCCGCAAGAGAATTAAATGAGAAAATGCCAAGCATTATTTCTAATATCAAAGAAAGTATCATTGTTGCTTTCAAAAACCGCTTAGAAGAATTTGTTAATAAACCTCAAAATTTCCCAGACAATAAAGTAATCGTAGCAAACACTCAATTTCAAAAGGTTGGAATCATTAAAGACGCAGGAGATGAGGAAGAATGACAGAAGAAATTAGAGTCTTAACTGCTGAAGAAAAAGAAATGCTAGGCTTATCTCCTGAAAGGGTTGAGGGCTTGGCTCTTGCTGATGGTGCTGAAAGAAGGTCGGAAATTGCCAGTATCACTACACGATTTACTAATGCTCTGAAAGATAAGGCTCGTTTAATTGAGAGAGAAGACGAAAGAAGGGCGGCTTTTGACAAAATTCCTGGAAAAGTCAAAGGCGCAAGAAAATACATTAATGAACAAATAAAAGGCAAGAAGGCTAAGAAAACACAGGTTGCCGCAACCAGTATGGAAGAGGTAGTTAAGCCATTTTTGCGATTAAATCTGTATAATCAAGGTGCAAGAGTCACTTCTGTTCAATTAACCAGCGATAAAATTAAGGGAAGAATTGATATTAGAAATCCCAGAAAAGATATATTAAATCAAATAAACAATGTATTAGGAAACGAAGCCGCTAAGTTGCCCGAAAACTTTAGGCATAATTTAGAACTAATTCAAGAAGCACTTGAAAACAAATTAGATGTTGCAGAATACAAAGAATTCAAAATCAACATGAATGATTTCTTAGGTGCTGTTGATGTTTCTAAGAAATCTGTTCGTAAAAAGGTATATAACTACTGGGCAGAAATTGGGAAACTTTATACACAATTTGAAGAAGACATGGCTAATTTCTTTATTGAGGTTGAAAATGTTGACTTTCCCGAAGCAATCCAAAAGAAATTTGACAAATTGTATAAACAGATTCTTGATGGCAGAATGAACTTAGAATATATTGCTGTATTTGAAAATATTACTCGCCCATTTGAATCTGGCTATCATAGATTTTTTAATATCGTAGTTCATAAATTGGCTATTGACAGAATGCTGGATAAAGACACTTCTCAAAAAGGATATGCTGATACTAAAGAAGAGATAGCAGCGAGGGAAGGAGATGTAAATGCTCAAATGTTGAGATACCTTGAATCTTCCTTAGCATCAGGAAGTAGCACAGAAGGCGGAGCAATTGACCTTGATGTTTCCGAATGGGAAGAAGAATTACAACAGAAAACAACTTGGGCTGATGAATACGACCAACTTATTTTTGAAGCAGACCCTCTTTTAGTTTATGAATATAACAGAGGAGAAAAACTAATCACAATTAATTCAAGAATGGAATCCGAAATTAAGGAAATGCTTGAAGATATGATTGAATATTTGGATGAAGGTGAAGGCGTTTCGTTAGAAACACAGGTTGATATTGAAGAATGGTTAGAGCAAACCGTTGATACTCAAATTCTTGATGAAGGGAAGGATTTTGTTCTGGCTTTACCTGTTTCTGTTTTAGATAACACTAAATTTGCTCAAATGTATGGCAGTAAAGATAAGTTTCCTTCTGCTGATGAAGGGGATATGATTAGTTCAGAGAATATTCCTGCAATTAAGGATTTCTTTAATGACTTATATGATATTTTATCAGATGAAGATTTTATTGCAGAAGTTGATGCAAGAAGTTCTAAAGGAAGAGGGAGAGGAAGTCAATTTGACTATTATCAAGGCCAAGGTTCAACAGTCGGACAAATTCAAGGAGGGGCTGTTCCTCTATCATTGAACCAAAAGGGAACGATGAGAGGAGAACTTCAAGGATTTAAGGAAGAACTTCAAAAGATGATGGATTCAGCAATCAAGTATTACTTTGACCCAATTTATAGCGGGATGCTACCTATTGAAATGCCTTCGTTTGCATCAGGTATTGGTTCAAAGGTGCTACAAACATTGAGCCTTGATTTAGGATTAGATACTGTTATGTCGGGTGCTTATGATACTTTATTCGCTGGTTCAAGAGAAGAAATTGATGTTGGAGATATGAATAAGGTCGCTGATTTCTTAGATAGCATTTTTATGCCAGAAGTTAAGATTGATGTTGATTTGATTACCGATGCAGAAGAATTTGCTGATGGATTGACTAATATTTTTGGGAACTCTACTGAAGAAAGAAATGATAATTATGCCGCAGCATTACTTTATCATTATATGAAAGAAACAGGCGATATGAAGAGAGCAAATAATAAATTTGCAGGTAAGACTATTGCTGAAAGAAGTGAGCAATTCTTTGAGGACTTTTACGCTAGAAAGCCATTCGCTGTTTTTGCTTTGCCCCATTGGTTAGATATGAATCAAGGTATTCTTACCAAAAAGTCTCCTGCTTCTAAGGCGGCATATAATAGATTAAAGGCTATCTTTGAATCTGCTCAAGTGGATTTGCCTGTTCTTCTCCATAAGTTATTGAAGGCTCACGACGCTGTTAGAGAACAGTTAGGAAAGCCAGTCATTTATGGGCAGATTCCTATGAATGATTATGGTATTAACAAAATGATTACGAAGATGCAGATTGATAATAATATTGATTTGACTTCTTTTGAAGTTGAACAAATAATTAAGGCTGTTGATTCTCACGAAAATATTTCAAGAGAATATGGTATTAGTAGTGAACAAGTATATATGATTAAGGCATCCTTTAGGTGATGCTTATGTCATGGTTTAACTTGCTCAAAGTTAATATTGATTTTGCTAAATTACCTAAAGGAACAGAAGGCGCTTATTACAATCAAAATAAAGGAATAGAAATAGATGAGAAAAATATTTATGAATATCTTAAATCTAAAAACCAGACAACAGACGAAGAAATAATTGATTACTTGGTTAGAGTTATAAATCACGAAGCAGCCCACGCAGCACATGATAAAACAGATGATGAGTTTGGCAGAAGATTTAAAAGTCAAAAAGAATATATTGCTTATGCTTTAGAAAATATTGCTGACCCCATACATTTAAGATTAGTTAATTTTGTAAATCATCCAGATGTTTATAACACAGCAAGAGGCAAAAAAATTAAACAAATACTGCAAGAAGCAGCAGACCAAAACATCGTGCCTCCTGAAGAATATGTTAAATTTCATATGAGAATAAAGGGATTGTCTAAGGTGAAATAATATGCCTAAAGTTCTCCCTGCGATTTTTTCATATGAAGATATGAAAAGAAGGTTTGCTCAGGATAATCCTGACGACCCTTATACTCGCAGAAAGGATTTAGAAACTGGTCTTTATGCTTTAGATAATTGGCTTATTCGTGTAAATGATGAAGATAAGACTATTTCTACTGTTGGCTGGAAAGAACACCCTTCTCATACTACGGTTGGCGGAATGTATGCTACCGCAGAAGGAAGGCAGATTGGTGGAAATAATCGTGCATTACAGGATGCAAGAGAGCCACAATTAAACCAATCTAAACCCTTAGTCGCTGCTTTTGGACACAGAGATGGAGATAATGCTCGTTGGATTGCTACTGCAAAAAAGAACGGATGGGCTTTTCCCGATAGTGAGAACTGGGAGCAAATGAAACAATTGCTTCCTGAATCGGTAGTAAATGAATGGAATAGTGCATACCCTAATGGTAATTGGGCTATTCGTAATATTCGTGGAAAGGGTGAGTTTGCGAAGTGCGTGTATCTTGACGACCCTACTCCATCATGGTTTAATCTTCTCAAATACTTACCCGACAACACTTGGGATGATTTTGAGTTGGGAGAACCTGCTCCCGACTTAGGCACAAGAGACAGATTTAAAGACAAAAACATCAAGTCAAAGGGTAAAGCAGAATATAAAGCATTTGTCTCTCAGCAATATTTAAGGCAGGTCAGCGATAGAATACCGAATGCGGGAACTTCTTTAATGCAAGGTTGGTTGGAAAAATTAACTGAGATGAATCTAAAGAAAGGAAAATACTGGTTCTTTGGGACGAATGTGAAGCAAGACAATACATATGTTATGATTGATGTTATCAAACAAGGAGAGCCTTACACACCAAACGCAGATAAGAAACTTAATTTGGAAGGATTTGAAACTGCTATTATTTTTACAGGCGTTAGCAAAGAAATGGTCGGCAAAGTCAAAAGAGGACAAGGTATTCCAAAGGGAAGAAAATTTCTTGACATTCATGGAAAATATGGGGTGCGTGGTTTGAAGAGAGGAAGAAGACTACCAAAAGAACCGAAGAATATTTTCCCGACTTTTGAGAAGTCTTGGAAAGATATTCTTAAATTTAAAGCAGACTTTTCTTATGAAAAACAAAAAGGATGGGTAAATCAAAATGGAGAAGGAGGGACATTAACTCGTATAGATAAAAATAAAAATGTTGCTATCATAATGACTCCTAATTATATTAAAACCTATGAAGGAAAAAGGGCTGATTATGACAGAAGCGGCAAGCCTCAAAGAAACATAAATCATCCTTTTATTGATAGGGTGTTAGAGGATAGACTTCTTTCTTTGCCTCCTAGTAATATGAGTTATTGGTGTTATACCAACGATATTCCCAGCAGGCACGATTTAGTAATCTTTGATGTTTTAGAAGGTAGCAATTCTAAAATAAAACAATTAAAAGCAAGAGTTAATAGGGGATATAGACAACTTTATGTTGGGGATTTAAAATACAGAAAGAGCAAAAATAGAATTGAACAGATAGGAAAAGTTGTTGTTCTTCATCACATTGATGATGGTGATAAATATCCCGTTGATAATGTTATTGGCCCAGACAAAGAACCTCTTTTGAATTTATTCTATGATGGAATTAAACCTGGCCATGAACCTAAAGAAGAGATATTAGAAGATTCAACAGATGATTTATTGAGTCAGACTGAGCCTTTTAACTTAGAAGAAGCACAAATACAATTAGACCGATTTCAAATTAATTTATCTATGAATAAAGGCCACCAAAAAGCCATATATGAAAATAAAATTACTAGAGAACATCCAGAGGAAGAAGTTAAAAAACTTATGGAATTGATGGAACCATACTTTAAAGGCGAATTAGATTGAGGGATTGTATATGGAACTAGAAGCCTTCAATTTTGAACATGAAATGGATATGCAATTGTCCCGCAATTCATTCCCATATTTCTTTCAAAATGTATTAGGTTTTGATTTTCCTTCCTACATTCAAGAATGGCACGAATTAATGAACACTACCCAAAGAACAGTTATTATTTGTTCCCGTGACCACGGAAAATCTGTATTTATGCATAGTTGGGTGGTATGGAAGTTAATCTTTGAAGAACCGCCATATCAAATGCTTTACATTTCTTCTAACCAAAAGCAGACTCTCGTTCACATGAGAGACATAGATAAGATGTTCACCCATCCAATGCTCAAGAAATTTAAACCCGCAAGAGGTTGGGCTATTGGAAACATTACATTGACCAATGGAAACCAAATTCTTGAAAGGTCGGTTGGTTCACAGATTCGTGGACTTCACCCTCAAGAGATTATTATTGACGACCCTTTGAAAGAATTTAGTATGACAGGTATTCAAAAAGTGACTGATTGGTTTTACGGCGATATGATTCCAACACTTCACCATACCGCATCTTTGCGTGTTATTGGAACACCGTTCAGTTATACAGATATTTATCAACAATTAGCAGAAAACGCTGCATATACTGTTAGAACATACCCTTGTTTAAACGCACTAAACGAACCGTTGTGGCCTGACCGTTGGAACTATGAGGCGTTGATGGCTCGTAAGGCAGAAGTCGGTTCATTAATGTTCACACGGGAATATATGTGTGTGCCTATTTCAACGGGAACTTCTCTCTTTAATCCCGAACATTTAGACAATGCTAAGAATAAAGATTTAGTGTTGAAGCCATTGAAGCGTGAAGGATATAAATACTTCATAGGCGTAGACCCTGCTATTTCTACTGATGGAGACTACAATGTGATTACTGTTCTTGAGATGGATGAGAACGAAAATAAATCCATTGTGTATATTGACCGAGCAAAGAATGTTCAGTTCCGTGAGAATATCCAAAAAGTGAAATTGCTAAATCAAGTATTTAGACCAGAGGTTATCTTGTTTGAAACAAACACATTCGCTAAATCATTTACTCAAGAACTTCGTCAAGTCGCTGATGTAAATGTTCATGACTTTGATACAACCCGTAGAAAGAAACAGGAGATTATTCTCAATTTACAAATGACTCTTGAAAATGGAAAGATTAACTTCCCATACGGCAACGAAGAGAGCAGAAAGGTTTCTTCATTATTGATTGAAGAAATGTCAATGTTTGCGATTACTGAACGAGGAAAATTTGAGGGAATCGGGGCGCATGACGATATGGTGATGAGCCTTGCCTTAGCGAATGCGGCCACTTACCAAGCCACGGATAACTTCATACTGCTTGATGATTTGGGGTTGTTTGGTGATGAGCCAGCACGACCACAACAGGGCTATTCGTCCACCATAGGCTTGAACTTTTGAGGTGTTTATATGACAGAACAGGCAGATAAATACCGTCAAGCGGCTGAACAAATGAACCGTTTAGCCGATTTAGATGAAGAAGAAGAACAAGTTAAAGATACCATAGAGGAGCAATTAGATACTGAATTAAAGAGTATCTTCAGCAATTCTTATGTAATGTCTGAGCATGAAGAAATTACTAAATTATCTTCTGCTTTTAACATTAATGCTAGTGATGCAAGGAAAAAATTAGCGTCTTTTCCAAACGAATATATTGTTCAAGAACACACTATTCCAGACTTAGTTAGAAAGATGAGAAAGGCTCGTCGTGCATTAAAGGGGGAACACCGAACACGAATGTCTAAAGCAATTGATACAATGATTGATGCTTATACAGACCATTTGAATAAGTGTATTTCTTCTATTACTTGGCTAAATGATTATGAGATTCCTCTAAGGAAAATGAGATACAATGAAAAGGATTTATCTAAACTTCACAAGATGAAGAGTGCTGAATTAAGAAGAGAGACAATTGATGCCCTTTGTAAATATTGGGAAGCAGAATTAGAGCAGAATGGTATGCCTTATAATCAAAAGTATAGTGAACTTCATAAAACCATGTCTTCTGCTAAAAAGGATTTTAGAAATGCTATTGCTAAAATTACTGACCAATCGCTTACAAAATCAAAAACAGAACGAAAGCAAGACTTTATTATTAAGATGGTTTGTGAAAATCCAGGAATTAATGCTTCTGCTATACATGAAAGAATGCCTACTGATTTACACAAGTCATCAAGTGCCAATTCAATCTCAAAGGCAATCAAAAAATTAGATATTACTTCAGTTAAGGGTTCTTACTATAAAGTTCCATCTATGATTAAGAAAAACATTTGGGCTTATACTGCTGCATTTATTGACTCGGATGGTTATATTACTCTTGACCGCAACATGAATCCAAGAGTAGGATTAGTCGCAACAGGAGAAAGAGGTAAGGCTTTTATGCAAGAAATGCATAAGTCTCTTGGTTTCGGTAGAATGCATCTAGACCAGAAATCTCCACAAGCGACTCGTTTAATCAATAGATTAAACTTTTATTCTCAGGATGATGTTTCTAAACTGTTAAAGAACTGTCTTCCTCACTTTCGTCTTAAGAAAGGCAACGCTGAATTGTTGCTTGAGTTAATTCGGATGAAAAAGTCATATAAGAAGGCTGATTGGTATAAAGACCGCTGTGATGAAATTTTTAAGTTAATGAAATGGGAAAACCATAAAGACCATGTAGGTTTTGATTGGTTGAAAGAAGGCATCTATTTAGATGATATTCAAAAATATAAAGACAATTGTAAAATGTCGGTTATGGACTCTTTAGAGAACATCGGAACAATTGTTAAACAACAAGAGAGAACTTTTATTATTACTAGTGTTGATTGGGACACTAAATTAGAAGAAGAGGCAAGTGATGACCCCTCTGAGTTATTGTTTCAAGTAGGCGCTATAACTGCTAAAGAATTAGAAATTGATGAAAACGATGATAGAGAAGAAATTGAAGATGAGTTATCTTCTTGGATTAGCACAGAATCTGGTTGGCTTCATAGTGGTTTTTCTTATTATGAGGTTAGAGCCGATGGAACTATTGTTAAATCCGAAAAAATTGAAATCCGAAACATTCGTCTTGATGATGAAAAAGAGACTATGAAAGAAGATTTTACAGTATCTTTAGAAAGCCTACAAAGTCAAGGACTTCCTATTGATATAGAACAAAACTCTTGGTCGCAGAATTACGAGATTATTCAGGATTATTTAGAGCGCAAATATAAAAGTTTAGTTTTTGGTTTTGATTATGATATTATTAAAAGTTCAACACCCTACCTAAGAGAAAAGAAAAAATTAGGCGATAAAGAAGTAGAACACATCATCACAACCACTAAAAAACTTTTGGCTAATAAACCAGAAAAATTAGATGATGAAGGTAAAAAAATATTTTCGGAATTAAAAATGGCTGACTTGATGTTTGAGTCTGGGCAAAATTACAGTTATGCAATTGGAAGAATGCAGAAATATATTAAACATTACATTGAAAAGTATGGAAACATAGAGTTGTGATATTATGTCGTTATGGTTTGAAGAATTAAAGAAAGAAAAAGATGCCTGTTATCATAAAGTGCGAAGCCGTTATAAGAAATGGCCTTCTGCATACGCTTCAGGTGCGCTTGTCCGTTGTCGTAAAGTCGGTGCTGCAAATTGGGGAAATAAATCCAAAAAGAAGTGATTATCATGTCTTGGAAAAAAGTTCTTAAGCGTCTCACTTTTGATGCTAATCAATTGTGCTGTGATGTTCTAAGGCAAGAACTTTCTGATTTTATGGAAAAGTATAGAAAAGCCCCAACCTTTGCTTTGAGCAGAATTGGACAAATGTCTTGTAAAACATTAGAAAATTACTTTCATCATATACTGACAAGAACAAAATTTACTCCTGAAGAAGACAAAGCCTTCACAAAGGTTATTGAAGCAAGAGAAAAGTGTTATGAAGAAAATACTGCTCTTTTTGAAAACTTTGACCGACTGTTTCGTAAAGGCGGAGATAATTTCAAAAGAGAGAAAAGTGAAGGACTTCACGGTTGGTTTTCAAGAAGAGGCGGAAAGGAATCTAAAGGAGGAAAAACGCAGGGAGGATGGATTGCTTGTGGAACCTGTGGAGATAAAGGAGGCCCAAAACCCTGTGGTCGGGCTGATGCTTCTAAAGGAACAAAAAGAAGATGTAGGCCGACTTGCGCTGCTTGTAAGACCTATAAACGAAGGAAGGGTTCACCTTGAATTGGATTAATATTCTAAAGAAAGACCCAAAGAAAGGAACGGGAAAGAAACCTAAAGGTTCAGCAAGAAGATTATATACAGACGAAAACCCAAAAGATACTGTTCCTGTTAAATTCAAAACTGCAAAAGATGTAAGAGAAACTTTTTCAAGTTCATCATTCAAATCAAAGCCACACAAAAGACAATCGCAAATTATCAATTTAGTAGAACAAAGAGCAAGAGTTGCAGCAAGAAGAGCAAAAGACCCTGAAGCAAAGAAAAGATTAAATGCGGCACACAAAGTAGCATTATCAAGAAAAGAATCTAGTAAAAGAAAAACTAAGAGGATGAGAGCATGAGTTGGGAAAACATTATCAAACAAAATGGTTTCAAGGCCATGATTAAAGGTGAGCATACCAGCAGAATGCGTAATTGGAATGTTATTTCAGACGATAATGGAGAAACAATTTTTCCGACAAGAGAGGCCGCATTTGAAAATTTAAAATATGTTATGAGAACTAGAGGAAATCCTAGACCGTGGACTGTTATGGGCGACCAATATATAGGAAGATGTGTTGTTCTTGATAGGGGAATATTTGAAGTATTAGGCGCACCTAGTTATGAATATCAAATTATTGGAGAAGATGAGGAACCTGATGACAATAAAAATCCTTATCAAGTCCATGATTTTAATAGTCCCGAAGCAACAAAAAGAAAGTTAGAAGGAAAGAATCCAGTTCCTGAAACCAGTTCTGGATTTAAAGAAGATAATAGGTGATATTGTGAGTTGGGAAATTATTTTAAAAGAACTCGCTTGTCCAAGAGCGACACAGGATTTAATGCTTAATACTAAAAATAGAGATGCGGCTGTTAAAAACCCAAATATTAAATATGGCCCACTCAATCTTGCTGATGAAGAATATTGGGAAGAATACGCTAAAAGATGGAACACTACTGCAGAAGTAGCAAAGAAATCTAATTGTAGCAATTGTATTGCTTTTGATATTTCACCAAGAATGGATAAGTGTATGCCTTTAAAAACGGATGAAGATGGTCGCTTAGGTTATTGTTGGATGCACGATTTTAAATGCCATTCTGCAAGAACCTGCTATACATGGGCTAAAGGTGGCCCAATTGATGATGATAAAACATCTAAAGAAAACCAAATGAGGGGAGAATAATGACTTGGAAAGAAATACTTAAAGCAGATTTAGAATCAAAAATTCTTAGTGAGATTGAGAAAGAAGGCGGAGCATTGGGAATGAAAAATCTAAAGCAGTTTGGTGAAGAAACAGAAATCAAACAGGCATTATCTAAACTAAGAAAAGAAGGCAAAATTTTCATGCACAAGGATGGAGATATTTATACCCACGAACCTATTCTTAAAAAGAAACCCTTCAAGGGCTACAATAAAAAGATTCACGCAAGAACGGGTGGATTAAGTGCAAAAGGTCGTGCTAAATTCAAGAGAGAAACAGGTGCTAATTTAAAGCGTCCAGTCACTAAAAAGCCAAGCAAACTTAAAAGAGGCGGTAAAGCATACAAGAGAAGAAAGTCTTTTTGTGCAAGGTCAAGAGGATTTAAACGAGCAGATGGAACTTACAGCGAGAAAGCAAAGGCCGCAAGAAGAAGGTGGAACTGTTAATGCCTCGCCAGCACTACGATATTTTTAAACATAAAGTAAGAACTAAACTACCTAAAAAAATTAGATACGCGACTGTTTGCAGAAGATGTAGAAAAGAAGTAATATCAAATAGATGCTTGACTTGTAAAATTGATGAGGCTTTATTATGGACCAAACCCTATTAATTAAAAATAAAATGAGTTGGAAACAACTTAAAAATGGAATCTTAAATGATGAATTACCTAGAGATAGGAAAAAATATGTTAAGTTTTCTAACTTAGCAGACATTAATAAAAGAATGGTTATTTACTATTTAAAATTAGGATTTAAGCGACCTGAAAGTAGGGCGACTTACTTAAAGGGAATTTTAGAAGAAATGCTGCGTTCAAGCAACGAAAGGTATGACATTGAGGATAGCGGGCAACCATAACCGAAGCGTTCATAGGCGAGGATAGCGTAGCATTAAAACAGGGGGTGTGATTCATGGTTGAAGAAAAAAGAAGATTCAGCATTACTAATCTGTTTAGGAGACAAACTCCCAAACCTGCTGATAGAAAAGTCTACAACATGGGTATTCAAGAAAGAGAAACCAATCACATGATGACTGGCCCAATCATCTATAATATTGTCAATCAATCAGTTATTGCTAGAACTTGTATTACTCAATTAAAACAAGAAGTATTTAGAAGAGGCTATGTTTGGGAGAAAGCATATGAAGCACGATGTAATAATTGTGGTAAAGAACATAAAAGACCTGTTCAAGAATGTTCTCGTTGTAAAAGTGCTGACCTTAAGATTCCTGATGTTAAACAATTAGAATATGCTGAGAAGTTTATTGAAGGCTATGTAAATAAGTCTGAGCAATTGTTTATTGATGTTTTGCAGGAACTTGAGGATGATTTAAATATTATGGATGATGCTTACATTGTTCTCGTTAAAGAATATTTTATTGACGGTAATGGTAAAATTAGAATGCATCGCATCAAAGAAGTTTATCGTGGCGACCCAGTTACAATGTTTATTTATAGTGATGAAAATGGACAAAGAGGAACAAAGGGCTTTACTTGCGTAAATCATCGTGGTGTTATTCACAAAGACCCGCATGAAAAGTGTGAAATTTGTAATAGCAATTTATTTCCTATCCATTATGTGAATAGAGTAAATGGAGATGACCAACATTTCTTGAAGGGAGAGGTGTTGCATTTCAGTAAATATAGTCCTTCTCGTCTTTATGGTATGTCTCCAGTTATTACTTTATTTAACAATATTATGACACTTATTGCTATGGAGAACTATGTCAATCAATCCTATACAAAGAGCCGAATGCCGAGGGGCTTACTCGCAGTTCAGACAAGAAACATGGACTCTATGAGGTCGTTTTGGAGGTCGGTTAAAGAAAAGATGGAAGCCGACCCTCACTTCATTCCTGTCATGGGCATTGAAGCAGAAAGTGGCAAAGGGGCAGTTGAATGGATTAAGTTCATGGATAGTCTTAAAGAAATGGATTATGTCTCCGTTAAAGACGATTTAAGAGATAGAATTTCTGCTTTCTATGGTGTTAGCAAGGTATTTATGGCTGACAATACTACAAGCGGTGGATTAAATAATGAAGGTATGCAAATTCTCGTAACAAACAGAGCAGTTCAAAAAGCACAAACTGTCTATAACAATTATGTTTTCCCGTTCCTTGTAAAGCAGTTTGGTATTACAGACTGGAATTTGAAATTGCCACCAAGCGAAGAAGAAGATGAAATTGCTGTTCTTCGTAAGCGTGAGATTGAAGTTAATATTGCTGCATCAACAAAGAATTTAGGCTTTGAAGTTGATATGGACGAAGATGGACAATTTACTTTCAAAAAGCCTGAACCCGAAGAAAAACCACCAGCAGAAGGTGAAGGGGAACAGGCGGAGCCTGACCCGTATGCAGGGACAAACATTGATGCTTCACAATTGGGGCAGATGCAAGAACAGGCGATGCAAGGCGGAGGCAAGCCCCAAGAGAACCCTCCCGCCACAAGGAATAAAAGCAGAATGAGCGTAGGCCCAGATAAGAGAATGGCGGGTTTGCCCTTAGAGGCTGGAAATCAAAATACTGACACAAGGACAGAAAGAAGAGTTGGTTAAGATGGAAAACTGGGAAAATGTATTAAAGGCGGTTAGAGATAGAAAAGGCAAACTTGGTCGGGGTAAAGAAATCCCCGAAAAGGTTTTGAGTAATAGGGTGAAAAGACCCACTCAAACGAGAATGAAGGGCGGAAATCCTGCGGCTGATTTAAACCCAAGAGGAAGAATGGATAGTTTAGATTTAGTTTTTGAGGAAGATATGTCTAATTTAGCAGAAATGACAAGAAAAGATTTGTTAGAGATGGCTGAAAGACACATTAAAAGTTTGTCTAAAGAACAACTTATTGATATTTTAGAAAGAACCGAAGGAACATTGGAGGATTAAACATGACAGAAGATTTACACCAAAAGCAAAGAAGATTGACAAAAGAGTTAGCCAAAGTTAAGGCTTTAACGGCTCAAGAAAATAATAAGAAGCAAAAGAATAGAGATATGTCTGTTGGTTTGCCTCCCGATACTTCTCACAAGGCATTACCCTCTTCTGCTGATAATCCTGATGTTATTCTTTTACCATCAAAGAAAAGAGGAAAGAAAGAGAACATTCCTTTTTGAGGTTTTTAAATGTTTTTTGAATTAGCCAAAGATAAATCTTTGCTTAATGTTTTAAGCAAAGCAAAGTTAGATGATAATACATCTATGTTGGTTAAGGAACGGGCTAGTGCTTCTTTAATCAAAGCATCTTTGATTGAGAACATGAACTCTCAAAATATGATTGCTTATCGTAAATATATTACTATTGCCAAGCAAGAAGAAGATGAAGTGGGTTCTGCAAGAGCAAGTGAAGAAGAAGATTATTCTGCTCCTGTTGATAGTGCTGATGAACAAGCACAAATAGATGCTAGAATCGCAGAAAATAGATATGGTGAAGAGTTTAGTAGGTCTGTTAAAGAAGAAGATGCCTACAAAATTTTATCAAATCTAAAGTTTCAAGCAGATATTTTGATGGAAATTTCTTCCGATGCAAGAGTATCAAGACAAGATGGAAAACTTGTTGTTAGAGGAGTTATGCAAAGTTATTCAAGATTAGGTTCTACTTCTACTAATTCTAGCAGTTTATTAGGTTTCTTAACTAGGTTAAAAGATAACAGTAATTTTTTGGAAGATGAATATGGAGAACTTCTAGTTGATGGTGTCCTTTCAGGAAAAATGTATAAATATACAAAGAAGGGAAGAGAAGAAGTGAAAAAGGGCGAAGATATTAATGTAATTGAATTACAGGGCCTACTAAATGATATTGTAAATACTGAATTTGATGTTGATGGAGAAAAAATTGGTTTCTTAGAGATTTTTAGAACTATTCATAAACAAAGATGGAAGAGAGAACCAAGAACTTTAGTTCCTAGAAAGAAGGTAAAAAGCGAAAGACTTCGTATGCTTGAACGAGCCAAAAAAAGAACGGCTGATGTTGGCATCAATAGAGAATACGAAAGAGCACTACGAAGAATTAATTCCACTCAAAAATATACTAATAGTATTATGAATACTAAAGTATTTATTGAAGAAAAAATAGAAATGATTAAAGAGACTCTCAAAAACCCAGACGAATTGGTTGCTAGGCAGGTTAGAAAACTAAATGCTGCTTTACGAAGAGTTATCGCTTCATCTGGTAAAAAACTAGATGTAAAGGATGACCCTGCGAAAAGAGTTGGTTCAATTAAAGAAATTAATTCTATGCTTAGAGATATTGATAAAAATAAAGAAAAACATATTAGAGAGGCTAAAGAAGAATTGCAAAAAGAACTTAGGGCTGAAGAAAGAAAATTAGAAAGGCTTCAAGTTGATTTAGATACTTTTGATAGATTAAAACCAACTTTGAAAGAGTTTAGCACTATTTTAAATGTATTTAAGCAAGGCGACCCCTTGCCTGAAATTAAGGAACAATTAACTAAAGGAGCAAATATTGCTTTTGATTTAAGCAGATACGCTAAGCAAATGGAAAAACTTAGTGCTAAAGCCGAAGGAGATATTGAACAGGGATTAACAGGCTATCTCGCAAGCGACCCTGATGTTAAATTGGTTCTTGAAGCAGATGGAGGATTCTTTGAAGGCGCACCTACCATTGATGTAGATGCCGCAGGAAAGTTTGAAGAGTTATCCAGAAAATATGAAGAAAAGGCAGAAGAACTGCAAGAAGTTGTTAATTTCATTGAGAGTAAGATTAAGGATAAAAAGCCTGCTGAATTACCGACAAAAGAATCTAAGAAGATTTTTAAAGACCCGCCGAAGGAGGAATAATTATGACTTGGGACTATTACGGGGAAGGTAATGATTTTATTCTAAAAGAGAAGAAACAAGAGCCTAAAAAACTCCTTGATTCTTTAGACGCTAAAGGAAGAAAGAAGTTAAAGAAAACACTTCAAGCCGCAGAACCCACCGAATTTTTTGGTCAAGACTTTACTAAATTAGGTGAACTTATTTCTACTCTTAGAGAATTAGAACTAATTAAATCAGATAAGAAGTTAAATAAGAAAATGAAGTCAATGGATGAGCGCAACATTGATATTGTCGCTACGGCTACGAAGTTGCGTAAGGAGTATGAATTACTCTATCGTCAATTGCGAGATTTAATTCATCCAAGAGGAAAAGGAGAGGATAAGAAATGAGTTGGAAAACAATTTTAAAGGCAAGCGGTTGCGGTTGTAATGACTGTAATGAAGTATCAAAAGCAAGAGGAATGAGTTCACGCGGTTTTAGAGGTGGAAGTAGAAGAAAGCCCATGAGAGGAAGCAGTTTAGACGCTCAAAGTTATCTTGCTTGTATTGACCGTTTAAACAAGAGATTTGGCAAGGGCGGAATGTCTGAAGAAGAATATGCAGCAGAAAGAGAAAAGTGCAAGGCTAAGTTTGGAATGTGATACTATGACAGAAGAAAGTATTAACAAAGATGTTTTAGAAATTATTAAGGCTTTAACTGCAAAGGTTGAAGCGTTGGAAAAGACAATCTATGCAAAAGACAGTCTTTTGATGAAGGCTGGCCTTGTTGTTTCACAAAGCCCAACACCTGCTATGGATAATACTGTTGGTGGTTTTGATACATTACCATCTACTGATGTTTCTAGCATGGATTGGTCGGATATTCACAAAATGGTTTCAAAGATGGAGTGATTTTTATGCCTGAAAGAGTAACAAGAGAAGAAAGACAAATTAGCATTATGATTCAAAAGGCAAGAGAAGCCAAAGAAATGCTTTATCAATCCTTGATGGATAACAACAGAAATCCTATGGATGATGATTCGGAAGCAGTTAAATTGAAGCGACCAAAGGCTGAAAATTATAACTACAAGGCAGAATCAAATGATGGGCCAACAACTTTTCATGCTTATGCTGGTGAGATTACAAAAATGTATAATTTATTAAAGGCTGTTTTACCTGAAGATTTTAAGACAAATCCTTTTTTAGATGATGAAGAAAGAAGAAATTTGCTTGCTCAAATTGATGGATTTAATAAAATGCTTCAAGGTTTAGCAAGGGATTTAAAAGATGTAAAAGACCCCGATACGAAACAATTTATGCGAAAACATATTACAGAAATCACTCAACAATTAGTAAAACTTGAAAAACAATTATCTAAAATCCCTGAACAAACAATTGCATATGATTCCGACTATTCTGGTGAAACTCTTGATGAAGAAGCATACGGAGATGAATATGCTATGACGACAGGTAAAGACCCATTGAATCCTGCGCTTCCTAGTTATCCAAGAACCGCTAGACCAAGAGATATTAACTGATTAGCATGAAATTGGCTTCTATTGAGAAGGATAAACAGCCTTCTCAAGAAATTCTTCGTCTTTTTGAAAAGACACGGGTAGCCTATTTGTCTGCAAGAAGCGACCCAACAGAATATTCGGGCCGTTGGCGTAAAGCAGTTGATACCATTATTGAATCATATAATGAGGCTGATGCTGCTGGCAAAGAAATGAAAAACTTCATTGATGAAAAGGATTTAGACGATAAAGATGTCAAAGACCCCTCTTCACGCCAAGCCAAAGAACTTTACGAGAATATCAAACTTTTACGGTATTCTTCATCCATCGTGGCCGACCCCTTCGCCGCCATGTTCAAGGATAGTGTGCTTGAAGAATTGCTAGATAATCCCGAAAGCATGGTCAAATTTGTGCATTATGCTATAAGGGACGACAATAAAGCCCTACCCGATGACATTTACAGCGTTAAAGACATGACCCCCGACACAATTACGGAGGGTCTTATGGGACTTGACCTAGAAGTGGACGATGTAGCCCTCTATATTATTGAGCATTACGGGGATGGAAAAGACTCAAAGAAAGTTGAATCCAAAGTAAAGGCTGCTATGGATATGTTAGAGTTAATCTTCTTATCTAAGAATAGTGAAGAAGAATGGAAAGACATTACTGATATTGAAGGGGTTCAAAAGTCTGTGCCAAGCGATGAAAAGAAATCTATCTCTCAGTTTATTGTTCCCAATAAACCCATGTATAGAATTTTTGAAGTGGATGATATTAAGGAGTTAAAGGGATTTAGCGGAAACTGGTATGTTCAAGAAAAGTTTGACGGCATGAGAGTCCAATTGCATAAAATTGATGATAAGGTAAAAATTTATTCTTATAATGAAAAAGACATTACTGACAAGTGTAAAGCACAGGTTGATGAATTAAAGAAGAAAGAATATGGAGATTGTATTTTTGATGCAGAATTAGTTCTTTTTGATGGCGACGACCCCCTTCATAGAGCAGATACAATCGCTCATGTTTTTAAAGGCAAATACAAAGATGCTACATTAAGGTGTCATGTTTTTGATATTATTCGCCATGAGTCTCAAACTCTTGTGGATGAAGAATTAGAGAGTAGAATGACAATTTTATTCAATAATTATTCATCAAAATCTAGTGAAGCGATTGCTTATCCTTCAAAGAAAGATACCCGACAAGCAGATAATCTCAAAGATATACAAAAATATGCCGATGAAATTATGCAAAATCCTGCTTCGGAAGGAGTCGTTATCAAAGACGCTACTTCTACTTATTACATCGGAACAAAGAAAAATCCGAAGTGGATTAAGTTAAAGAAGTTTGTTGATTTAGATGTTATCGTATTAGAAAAGAAAAAGACAAAGAGTAATTTATATTCTTATACAGTCGGTATTGGGCCAATAAATGAAGAAATGGAAGGAACAGTTGAGATTGATAAGAAACAATACTTGAATGTAGGTAAGGCTTTGAATACAAAAATTGCTGTTGATGTTGGAGATATTATCCGAGTTAAGGTGGATGAAGTTAAGAAGAAGGGTAATGGGTTTAGTTTATTCTCTGCTAAACCAATTGAAATTCCTGAAGTTGAGCATCCCGATAAATTAATCACTTTGGAATTACTTTCTCAAGACACCAAGAAGTCTCTTAACTATAATGTTGAAGCATTTACAAAAGGTGTTAAAATTACAGACCACATTCACGGAGAAGCAAATGTTATCATCAAGTATGATTTAGATGGTTTTACTATCTATGGTTATGAAGAAGATAACCTAATGTCTAAGAACGCTACAATGGATTTAGATATGTGGAAACAACAGGCCATTGATATTATGAAAACTAAGCAAAGTGAATTAACTGTTGCTATCTTCCAATACTTAAAAATGAATGGTGAACAGACTCCACGACAAATTCATAACTTCTTAAAAGAAAAACATAAAGATTTGTATGAGCAGGTTCTTGATTCCGATGAAAAGAAGTTAAAGAAATGGGCCATTCTTAGAGATGGTATCAGCGAAAGAGATGATAAAATTGCTGCTGATGATGATAAAATCATGCAGGAAGAAGAAGAAATTAAAAAAAGTTTAATCAAAATGGCTGAATTAGTTCGCATTGAAGAAATTATTGAAGAAGCAGAAGAAGATGATGCTGTTCAAATTGATTCAAATGACGATGATGAATGTTGTCGTAATTTAAAGCAAGCCGTTAAAGAAAACAGAAAATCTACTTTGGACTCTCATATTAAATATTTCGGCGGTTATGATGAATTATATCAATTTGTTTTGTCAGAGCCAGAAACATATGATGGCGACCTTTGGGAAAGTGAATATGAAGCAGAAGTGCAGAATATGGATAAATCAATAGATATGTTAGATTGCGACTACTTATCACAATTAGCCGAAGATTTCATTTCTAATCCTGCAGAAGGGGTGGATTATACTCTATTAGAACAAGCCTTAGAAGATTATCAAAAATGCGTTTATGGAGACTCTGGTTTTAGTGATAAATATGCTATGTTAAAAGAAGATATTAAACTCGTTGAAGATGAATATAAAACACCTAAAGAATTAAGAGAGGGTCAATTTAAAATCTATGCAAGAGAAGATGATAACTTAACTTTTGCTATCGGTCTAAAAACAGAAAATATGTTTTGGACTATCAATATTGAGAACGAAGAAGAAATGTTTGACCTATTCGGAGCGGCTGGTAAATATCCAGCAGAAGTAGCAAAAACAGTAACTAAAGGTAAATTAGTAGATTCAGGTAAAATTCGTTTAGGTATTCAAAGAGATGGCTATCACGAATATTTCTTAGAAGGTAATAAGTTTGAAACAAAAATGCATTATAGAGTCTTAGATGTGGGTGGAGAGAAAATGTGGCTTGCTTGGACGGGCTACAAACAAACACCTGCCGATAAGGAGGGAGATGAAGGAAAGTGGAACATCTATGAGGATAGGTATAATAAATTGCCCCTTCCCACCGAAGAATAGGTGTTCTTTATATACTGGATAATAGGTAGTTGGGGTTGAGAAGAATGACTTCTGCGGTGATGAGGAACAACGCTCACGATTTCAGGATTCTAAAAAGCCAAGACGACTTGATGATTGGAGGATATGCAAGCATTGAAATCGTTGATAAGCAAAATGATTTAATCACACTCAAAGCACTTAAAGAGGCTGTTAAAAAATACATGGAGAACCCAAAGTTTAGAAATGTAATGACAAACCATTCAAATGTTCAAGTCGGAGAAGTCGTTGAATCATACCGAGATAAATCAGGGAGACTATTCAAAACAGAAGTTGATGATGTCGGATTCTTTGTAGTAATCAAATTAAGAGATGATATTGAAAAGGCAAAGGAAATTAACCGAGGCATTAGAAAAGGTTCATTAAGAAGTTTCAGTATTGGAGGACAGGCTTTAGAAAAAGTAAAGAAAACCAATGATGAATTTGGACAATACAACGAAATTTCAAAGTTAGAATTACATGAAGTCACTATTTGTGAAAAAGGAATTAATCCAGAAGCAAAGTTTGACATTTTAAAGCAAGACAAAACAAAAAAGGTGAAAAATATGACCAAAATTGAAAAAGCATTGGCAGAACTTGACGCTCTTATGGAGGAAGTCAATATGCTGAGAAAGGAAGAAGAAGAAAGCATGGATATGTCCGATGAAGAAAAGGGCATGGCTATGGAAGATGATGACGAAAAGATGATGGATGAAAAGGGTATGGGCGAATACATGGATGATGAAGCCAAAGCCTATGTTTCCACTCTTGATGGTGCAGGTGTTGAAATTGGCGAACCTGCTGACCGAATCGTTATTGACAACGGAAAGCCAAGAGCATCGGATTTGCCCGTTGTGAAGGCTTTTGACAATGATGAACTTGAAACCCTTGATTTGTCCGTTGGAAACATTGAGAAGGCTTACGAGGCTTTCCGTCAAGAACAACTTGAAAAGTTAGCATACGACAATCTCCAAAAGCAATTTGAGGCTCGCTTTGCGGCTGAAACTTCAACGAGAGAAAACATTCTCGCAAAGTCGCAATATGATGCGGCTTCCGAAATTGCTTCTCTTAAGAATGAATTTGCTTCTCTCCGAAAGTCTTTGACGGCTGAAAGAGACAACATCATTAAGGCTCAAGAAGAAGCCCAAATCAAACTCCCTACTATGGATGAATTAGCCGAAATGGATTGGGCTGACATTCATAAAATGGTTGGAGGAAACCTTTGAGGTGATTTAAAATGGTAGGATATATTAACACTATTGCAGATTTAGAAGCAGCAACATACGGAACGGGCGCAACGGGTCATATTAGCAACCAATTGCTAAAGGCCGCAGGAACCGTTAGCGGCATTCATGTCGCTCACGATGGTTCATTAAGCGACCCAACGGGTATTAATGCAAACCTTTACAACAAAATTTACGGCCAAAAGGTCTGGTCTATGCTAAACCGAGAATGCAACGCATTGTCTGTTATCGCAAAGCGACCTTATTCTTCAAGCGGTTGGAGAATCCTTAAGAAGCGTCCTGCTGGTGGAACGGGTAATTTCCTTGATATTACCAAGGCTTCCAATACGGCTCTTTCGGACTCGCTTTATGGTGATGATTCCCTTCGTGCTGACCGAATCGGTGGTGTTCCCGAAAACGCCAGCCTTGATTCAAACACGGATGGTTTGATTTCAATTGCTCCCGAATACGATACGCTCTTTACCAGCCCGAAAATCATCGCTCATCAATTTGCTTTCAGCGAATTGGCTATGGAAATGGCTCAAATTGACGATGGTATCGGTGATATTCGTGCTCAATTGAGAGAAGATATGGGTAAGCACCACGCTGAAGTCCAGAATCAAATGCTTGTTATGCCTTTGGAGAACTATTCCCCAACCACGGCATATACGACTCTTAACGCAATTGACCGAGGCTACACCTCTCTTTACAAGATTGTTGCTAACTCTGCTGAAATTACTGAATTGGCTGACAATTCTGGCGGAAACCTTGTTGGAACGGCTACTGACCAACAAATTGACACCCTTTACGGAAAACTCCGAAGTGCGTCGGGCAACGAGTATTTGGATGCTGAGGTTTCTTTCGGTGATGGCTACCTTTCCGCAGAAGCACGACAATTGACGCTTACTGTGATTAACGACATGGTTCGCAGACTCCGTGTTGCTGGTGGTTCACCAAAGGTCATTCTTACGGGATATGATACGCTTCAAACGCTTTCTGACTTGCTTCAGGCTCAAGAGCGTTTCATGGATAGAAAGGAAATCGTTCCAACTGTGAACGGTGTTCGTGGTGTTAAGGGTGCAGAAGTCGGTTTCCGTGTTTCTACTTACTACGACATTCCTTTGATTCCTGTCGCTGCTATGCCTTCTACGGGTAATAACTCCAGTTTGATTAGTGATATGCTTTTCCTTGATACTGACCATTTGTGGCTATCTGTTATGAAGCCAACTCAATACTTTGAGGATGGTATCAGCAACGGAAACCCATTCGGTGTCGGCAACCTTGGAAACAAGGCTCTTTACCGCACAATGGCTGAAACTGGTTGTTCTTACTTCAAGGGTCAAGGAAAGATTACCAATCTCCTTTGAGGTGATTTAATTGGCACATACAGTTACATTATTGGCAGACCATAAAGGTTTTACCAAGCCAAGAGCAAATGGCGATGAATATATGGTTGATGCAATCATTAACATCACTAATTATGTTGCTGGCGGTATTACCTTAACTGCTACTGAAGTAGGATTGAGTCAAATTACCCAAGTTATGATTACTGGCGTTGAAGAAATTGGACATTCAGCAAGACCTGTGATTTCAACCGCAGGTGCTTATGAATCCGTTTCTAGCGTTAAAATCATTCTTTCTACTGGTTCTGCTCAACAAAGCGGAACGGCTGATGAAGGAATGGTTCGTGTAAGAGTATATGGCCTCCTTTGAGGTGGTTTAATTGGCAACAATTAAACTATCCAAAGGTTCTCGGTCAAGAACCCTTTTGGTTAATGGCGAAGTCTTGAGTAGGGGCATTTCTTTAGATGTTCCTGCTCAAGACGCTTTGCGGTATTTAGGCGACAATTGTCTTGATATTTCTTTTGCAGAGAGTGAAAGAAAGGAATTGAAGCAATTAGAACCTTCTCGCTTGACTCGCTTAGGTAAGGCGTTGGGAAGAGATTTTGACACACATGATAAATTGTGTGCATATCTTCTCCCCGCTAAACCAAAGGTGAAGAAAGCCCCTGCTAAAAGCAAAAAGTCGTCTTTGACTGAATAATCCTAGCGATAGGGTTAAGAGGGTGATGCCTCATAGACAGGTTGAACGGAGTTGGTGAATCATGCCGAGTTGCAGAAGTAGTGGTCTTTTAACGGCTAGTGGAAAGGTTTTTGTTGGTAAGTGCAAATTAATTTCTATTCATGTCAATAACGATAGTGGCGCACCGTGTCAAGTTAAGGTATTTGACGGAACAGATAATACGGGTAAAGAATTAGCCCGTTTTAATCTGGATGGTGCGGCTAATCAACAGGTTGAATTTGATATGCATGGTGTTATTTGTTCTGTTGGACTCTTTTATGAAGAGACTAGCGGAAATGCAAATACCTTCGTTCACTTTGCTTGAGGTGATTAAATGGCAGCATTAAGTCAAGATACTCGTCTAATTATGACAATTCTATTTGTTGGTGCGTTAAGCGGAACAAATGTTTGGGCATATGCGGCATTTGGAATGAATTTTCCATATGGCCCATTAGCGCATTCTGTTTTGTTTGGCTTGGGAACAATCGGAGCAATCATGGTAATGAAGGCTATCTTTGATTTATCCCTTAATGATAGAATTGAACTTTGGCTCTTAGACCGTAAAATTGCGGCTTACTGGGAAAGAAAGGCTAGGGACGAACAACAAAGACAAAAGATGCGTGAAAGCGCAAAGCAATACAACACTACTTTCTATCAACCTATTCAGCAGGAAGAAGAAAATAGCGTAGGTAATGAGTTCTTAGCCGCACTACAATAGGCGGTGAAAGAATGGTCTTTGGAGACATAATGGGCTTTTCCGATTCGGACTACGCTTATAATCAACAAAGAGCGCATTCTGCTGACATTTTCTTTTTGAAAATGCGAGCATGGTTTTGGGGCTTTTGTGCTGGTCTTTCTGGTTTCCTTGTTGGAAACATTCTTGGTGTTTTTGATATAAACATCATGGGTTTCCTGTTTGACACTTTGTTAAACGGGTGGGGGCATTAATGTCATTAATGACAGGCTTTGCTATTCTTGTCGGTGAAGCAATCATAGGATTTTACAAAAAAGTTCATGCAATAAATTTTGGAGTTTATGGAGCAACAATGGTTGGTAAAACAACACTTAGTCATCAATTGAGAACGAGAGGAGAAGTTCCGCAAATACAACAAAGAACCGTTGGGAGACATAGAGCAACGAGAAAGAATGTCAAAATAGACGGAGACTCACATACAGTAAGAAGCGCAGATATTGGTGGAGAAGCAATTTACTGGAAAGAATGGGAAAAGGATATGCAAAATAGAAGAGTCAAATATGTTATTTTTATGATTGACCACCGACATTTAGATAGTGAAGCAAACCTAGACCACCAATTAGCATGGAAATTTTTAGTGGATTCAATTATTTCAAGCACATGGTCAAATGGAAAAAAGAAAAGAGATTCGGATTATCCAATGGCAGTAGGTATTTGGGCAAATAAATATGATATATGGGGAAAGAAATACCCATTAGAAGAAGGACAATCTATTGACAAACACGAAATTTTTGAACCATTTAAATACGGCATGAGAAAGTTAAATGATAAAGGAATACCCTGTTTCAAGTATATTGTATCTGCAAAGTCTGACCCCGAAATGGTTTATAGAGGAATCACTACAATGATAAAGGATTATTGATTGCTATGTATCAAAACAACATTATAGGACAAAACGCACCACAACAATTTAACCCTGCTCTCTCGCCACTTCAACAGGCAAGAGCAAGCGGTGTTGTGCAAGAATACAAGTTTATTTCGTATAAGCCGAAGACTCAACTAAAAGAACTTAAATTGGTTTTAAGAGCAGAACCAAAGAAGTTTTTAGGCATTAAGTATGGAAAGAAATTTAATCTCAAAGACAGATGTGTTGTCTGTGGTTTTCATCACATTTGGGAACAAGGAGATTATATGCGTCCACCTATGCCTTTAGATGGCGTAGTCAAAGGACGGCCTCTAATGGGAACTTATTGTCCTAAACACGCTTCTATGTATATGCAATTAGAAATGCTACAACAACAAATTCTTGCAGATAAACATGGACTTGAATTTAGTGCCTTTAAACCACGAATGCCTAAAATGCTTAAAAGTGGCCCAATTAAGACATTAACGAAGGATGATGTTATGTCCCTTACGGCGGCAGGTTGGTTTATAACCCCACCCGCCTTAGCAGACACAAAGACGGCCACCGATGAAGTCATTCGCTTGATTGCAGAAATGAACATTATGACAGAACGGTTAAACCATTTGATGTTAAAGAACGGTGTCCAAGCGCAGAACGAATTACCCGAAGAAGAGAAAATTAAGGAGGAATAGAAGTGGGATTATTAGGAACAAGCAACAGCACCGTGTTAGGTGCAGTTCAAGCACAAAGCGATACACAGTTTAAAACGGTGAATAATTTACTTTCATTACAGGAAAACCATGTTGAAGAGTTCTTTCAATATCACGGAGAACAATTCTTAGTTGCTCTTGAAAAGTTGATGGAAGATGTTGTTGAAAGAGTTGTTTCTCAAATGCTTGCTAAGTTGAGTTTTGACTCTAATGGTAGCAATCTTACGGTGAACCGAGATGCTCTTCGTGAATATGAAAGAATTACTCAAGAAAACATTGATTTAGATATTCAAAAGTTATTGCAATCTGCAATCAATACTGAGGTTGTTATGCAAAGAAAGATGGCTAAACAGCAATATCTTGAATCACAAGGCTTTAGTGGTGGAGGTATGCAACAACCATCAGCAGGAATGGCTTTAGCCAATGTTACTGGAAATACTCAGCAATATCAACAAATGCAAGGTGCTATGAATAATGGCTCAGGTTATCCTATTCCTCCAAGTGGAACAGACGGCTATGGACGGCCTTATTGGATTGATGCTCAAGGTCAAATGAGTTATGAGCCTCCTTCAAGTGGATTACATTTAGGGGCAGCAATTCAAAAAGGTGCGGCTTGGGCAAAATGGTTAATGTGAGGTGAATTAAATGTCTGTTAGTTTTAGATGGGGTAATCAAACTCTTTCTCTACCCAAATCTAAAGATTATATTTTCTCTCAAATGAGAGACTATATTACAGAAGGACAAAAGTCTTTTCGTAATAAATTAAGAATTGCTAGAGAAAGTGTAGAAGAAAGCGAAGTTAATGCACAAAAACTAGATGAAGAGTTAAGTGCTATATTAGGAAAAGTTTTAGATGAGTCTTTAGAAGAAGAATTAAAGAAGGATGCTAAGGCTTGGAGTAGATTTTCCGAACTGCGAAGAAGGCAGGGAGAGAAACCTAAACCGAATACTGCAAATTTAGAGTTTATTAAAGATAAGAAATTAAAAGACTTATCTAATAACAGGGTTTTAGGTAGGCTTAGAGGAACAGATGTTTCTTTTATTGAAGGCGGAGTCACTAAATTACCTGATTTTGATTTTGAATCTTGGTATGCTAAAAATAAACTTAAAACAAGAAAAGGCGAAGATGCTTTTGATGTTGATTATGATATTGTTATTCGGCAACATAAAGGGGTCGGGCAGGAAGGAAAATACACTTATGGTTTTCAATCTGATATGAGTGGACTAAAAGCACATATGGAAGCAAAATTTCCTTCTTTTGATGAAGGGGCTTTGATTGCTGCAAAGACTGATTTTATTCTAGAACAAACAGGACAAGAGGCCGCTTTTAGAGAAAGAAACTCCAAGTCAAACATAGGTAAAGAAACCTTTGACTATTCTTTTGATTTGCCCGAAAAGCATATTGAGCAAATTTCGGGAGAACTTGAAAGTAAAAATACTCTTACTGAGATGGAATTAGTAGAAGATGAAGACGGTAATCAAACTTTTGAGCAAGTTGGACAACAAATGCCTATGCCAACGAATCTTACCGAAGATTTGAATGTTGTTGTTATTTCAGCCGCTAGATTAGATTTAAACAGAACAGATTTGATGAGAGAAGAAGATATTGTTCAAATAGGCGATAAGTATTATTTTTATACTTTTGCAGAATCAAATAGAGTGGTGAGAGTTAAGTTCCCATATGACGGTAGTTCGGGAACACCTGAAGGATTCTTTATTGATAATGAAGAAGCCATTATGAGAATACTCAACAAATTCTTAGTTGTTCCCGATGTTGTATATTCTGTAAAATGTTATGCGAACATTAAAAACTCAAGAAAGACGGAACAAACATATAGAGAGATGGCTCTTGAGGCAATTAAAAATCTTGAAGATTTTGGTGGTAAAAGTTTAACTCCTGAACAAATTGAAGAACAGTCTCAAAAAGCATTTAGTCATAAAACTAAAAGAAATAAAGACGGAAGCAAGATTTTTATTTCGGAAGAAGAATATAGAAATCTTACTCAAGATGAAAAACGAGACTACAAATCCGAAATTTCTGTATTTGAATTTGATGAGACAAAAGATGCCGAAGGTCAAACTAAAAGAAGTTTTAAAACAAGAACTGCTGGAGATTTTGGAGCAGAAAAGGTTTCAATGGTTCCTATTCCGAAAGATGGCTTAATTGATGCATTTAAAAACTCTATTGTTGAAGTAGACTTTGAAGTGACAAATCACGGTGAATTTAACTTAAGTGGTGCAAGAAGAGGCCAAAACAAAGCAATGGCTAATTATATCAATAAGTTAAAGAAAAACATTAGGGCTTTACAAAAAATGATTGGTGCTTGAAATGGGACAAACAATCTCGCCTAGTGATTTTACGGAAATTAATCCAGATTATTCTCAAGGTCGGGGCTTTTATACCAATGCAACCGAGGTTGCTAATCTATTACAGGTTCCCGCTTTTTCAGCAACCACATACCCGACATTGGCTCAAATTGGGTCAATCATAAAGAGAGTAGAGGGTATCGTGGACGACAAGGTAAAGCGTTCATACCGACCAATTATCACGAAGGACGAGTATCATAACTTTGAATTTTCTCACCTGCCACACAAGGCATATTACGGCGGTCATGTTGGTTTTGTGCAATTGGCAAAAATGAAAGTAAGAAAGATTGTTTCTCTTCTTTTGTGGCAGGGAAGCCAGTATATTGAAATTGCATCGGCTCAAGCAAAAATTACCCTGCTAGATAATTTTAGAGACTTAAATTCTATTATTCTTCAATTGCCGAATAGCGGCGTGTCTTTTGAGATGATTGCAGAAAATGATTTAACTGACTTAGGTAATGATGAGTTTAATAATACCTTTGGTATCAAAACAACCAATGAAGAAATCATCTCTTTGGTAAATGAATCATTTCCTTCAATGTCTCAATTTACTGGTGCAACTGCACCAAAAAGCCTCACTCAATCTAATTTATCTATTTCTGACTTTTTCTATGCGGCGAAGGCCAAGTCAAACGGGAAGCAAATCCTCTTCTCATCCCTACTTTCGGGCGACGATGGGGCAGATTGCACCATCAAGGCGACCATAAAACAGGCTTGTTCGGGCAATAACTCAGTTAATCTCACCGTTGCTGATTCTAGTAAATTAGCCGTAGGGATGACAATAAGTGGGGAAAGAAGTGCTAATGTTCCTTCTGCGGCCACAATTGCTTCTATTACTGATTCAACAACTGTTGTTTTAACCCATGCTACAACAGGTGGCGCATTTTCAGGAAATTTGACATTTACTACCACTAGTGAAATTCCGACTGTTTGCACATTAGAAGCATTTACAGATAAAGAGGACTTAAGAAGACTTGGCGATTATTGGACAATTAATGAAGAAGGTCGTATTTTCTTTTTGAAAGATTATCCATATCACAGAAACAATTCAGTTATTGTTTCTTATATCGCTGGTGATAATAGAGTCCCATCTGCAATTCACGAAGCCACAACAAAATTAGCCGCATCGGAAATTATCCGACATGACGACCAAAGTATTTTAATTACAGAATCGGGTGGTAATATTTCCACAAAAGAAAAATATGATATTCTTCGTAAAGAGGCTATGGATATTTTGAAAGGCAAAGGCGACATTGTGTATTTCTTGGATTGATTATTATGTGGGAAGATATAATCAAAAATAGAGAGGTTAAAGTTCCCCCATTTCGTGCAAAGCAAAAAATTATTGAATTTATGAATCCCTTAATAAGGGAGGTTCTTGATAAAATAGAAGCAAAAGAAGGAAAACATCCTTATGATTTAACAGATGGTGCTGGTGGTTCTTCTTTAGAAGGTTATTACTATACCCCTAATTATGTATTGGAGTGTTTTCCTTTAGTTGGTTATCACGAAGGCAGGGGTTTTGTAGTAGAATATCCTGAAGCAGATAAAATAATAACTGGTGCAGATTGGTATGATATGTGGAATTATGGATTTGGAGAAGTTATTGATGATATTGCTGACAAATTTGGAGAAGAATATAGATTAAAAGAAGAAGATAAAGAAGTTTATCCTATACCTATGTATATTGCTGGGGCATATGATTACGACAAGGCTACATTTGGTCTTTATTGTAAGCAAGAAGATGCTTGGGCTGAAGCGTTAATTGACGATGTTCATAAAAAATTAATTGAAAAGTTTGGAGAAGCAGAAGGAAGAGATATGTATGAGCCGATGTTTCCTATGGCTTACGACCCAAATACAGGAAAGAACATTACTGCTGAAGAAGCCTTGAATCAGGATGAGAGGATGAAAGATAGAGAAGATTGGAAAGACTCTTTGAGGGGGCAGGAATAAATGTGGAAAGACATTATTAAAAGTGAATTTACAGAAGATGATATAGAAAGGTTCGTTTTTCAAATTGAAGATATTATTGAAGATATTGTCGTAAAAATGTTCAAAAAGAAATATGAAGCAGGAGCGCATAGGTTTGGAAATTATTTAGTTGATATTATGGGAACTTCTTTAACTTCTCCTGAAATGGCGGCAGTTAGCGACCTTGCTTTTAAATATGAATTTGAGTATGGCGATGGACAAATGTATGAGTCTCTTCTTTTTGCCTCTTGTTTTATTGCAGGAACTGAGGATGGACATATTAATGATTTATTCTTTGATACTACGGACTCGGAATTAAGCATTGAATATAGTAGAGACTTTATGAGGCTACCTAATGTCAAAGAAAAAATGGCGGAAGTTAGAGACGGATTGGGAGAACTTCTGAATAGAGTGTGATATTGTGGCAATCAAGATTGACCTTTCTGCATTTGACCAGTTATTGACTATTCAAAAGGAAAGACAATTAGCCATGCAAGCAGTTTCGGAATCATTAGGAATTGATATTGGTTTTAGTGATGATGAAGTAATGAAGTTTGCTTTAGAAGAATATCAAAAAACAATTGAAAAACAAATTAACTCGGAGGTGGAAAGATGGATGAAGTCTCTCTTCTCTTAGATTTGTTATCAAACAATTGGTCGTCTAATGCTACTGCTCTTGTAAGTGCAGGAGAGATTAGTTCAGACCACGCCGTTACGCCAGATTTTATTGATATTAGAACATTGTCTGCTAACAAAGGTGTTCGTGTTGATTTGAGCAGAACGCCCGCAACAATCGTTGTTTTTGAGGATTCACAATCAATTACATATCCAACAATTCATTATGATGTAAGAAATGAAACTTATTCCTTCACCCTTCATATTCGGGTTCTCCATGACGAGCGAGGCGGAGCAGATGCCTCACACGGAAAAGACAGGCTAAGGGCTATATACTTGATTCTGCGTAGGGTTCTTGAGGGTAAGCGCAAGGGTTATACCGCAAGTGATGGCTCAAGATTCAATCAATTATTTGTTGGCGCAAGAAGCGAATCAAATGATAGAGCAAAGCGTTTATTTGGATATAAAGTATCATTAGAAGCGAAAAGATTTGCATTAAGTATTCCCTAGTAAGTTTGTTAGGAAGGGGGAGTTAGTATGGCAGAAAACACAGATATATTTTTAGGAAGCGGAGCAAGTATTACTAAAATTCCAGAATTGGATATTTATTTTCCAATTTCAGAGACTAGTGGAACATTAACCACAGTAACCGCTAGCACCGCATCAGGAACAGAATTTGGAACTGATTTTAAATTAGTCAATAATCTGTATATTGGTTGTATTTTTAAGAAATATACTGGCGGAAATGCTTATGTCTCTACTCACAGAATTACTGGAAATACTGCTACTACGATTACCTTTACTCCCTCAACAACGATTAGTAGCGGAGATTACTTCGTTATTGATAGTTATGGTGCGCCATGTCCTGCTCCTGCCGTTGGTGCAAAAAAGACCCTTCTTGCTGATACATGGTTAGGAATTACAGAAAGTATTACTTTCCCTACTACCGAAGTTGAAATGAAACAAACCAATTTATCTCTTGGTGGTTCAAGAAACTTTACTTATCAATACAAAGGAATTGAAACCGCAGGTGCGGCTGATTTGAG